ATCCTGGCTCACGTCTACCGACGAGCTCACGCTCGCTCGATTCAGGAAAAACGGAGGCGTGGTCGAATCGACTGTCTGCTTGTTCAGAAGCGTGTCGATGCGATCCACAATCGCTTTGATGCGTGCCATCGAGACAGCGCCGGACTGCGTGTCCCAACACCACACCTGATGGCTTGACGTGGTCACGATGCGACCGCCACACAGCGACTGTTCGTCTGTCTGACCTGCATCGGTGTGACGAACCACGATGTATGGCACCTGTGGCTGTCGCAGGGATACCGGATCCTTCTCAGGAGCCAGATACAAATAGATTCCCTGCTGATAGTTTGGAGCACGATTGTCGACAGCCAGGAGACCCTGAAGCGTCGAATCACCGCTGAGCGTGTCATAGATCCATTCATCCACGACTAGACTCTCAACCATTGAAGTATCTCCTAACCACACTGGTGAAACTTGCCCATGCCTTCTCGGACGCAGGAATGGCGAATGGTCGGTTCATCGCAAACTCGAGAATGCGACCATAAGGCGCCGCGATGCTGACCACGTATTCGTAATCGGTCACGCGGTTCACAGTAATGGACGAACGCAGCTGTCCAGTCAGAACCGCTGGTGCTTGTCCTGGCGCGGATGCTTGATGCGTTCTGTTCTTGCCGATCTTATAGATTCGACCAGACTTCTGACCTGTCATCGATGCAATCATGCCACGGAATGCCTTCGATGCCGCTTCCTGAAGCCAGACAGCCAGGACACGGAATTGATGTTCTGCATCGTCGAATCCACGCAGGTCGACGTTCACTGTCACGGAGCGAGTACCTCGATGAGCAGTGGACCGAAGCGTCGCACTGTTGTCGACACAGTGAGCGTCAATGTCAGACGAATAACAGCTGCAGTCGGGTACGCGGCAGGATTCAACACCGTCACGATTCCCTGTGTTGCCATTGACTTCGTGAGCGTCACGGAACCAGACACGAAGGAATACGCCACACCAGTCGCAGCGTTCGTGTATGTGGCGCTGAGCGTGCCTGTAGTGATGTCAATCGGCGAGCCATTGTCATCGACCAGACGCACGACGAATGTATGCCAGTCTCCGACCCATGCGGCCACCTGAACGACCTGTTCCGGGTCTTCGGTGATGTTGATGATGTTCACACTCATACTGGCCTCACATAAAGTTTCAGCGGTCCGAATACCTGCGTGTCGCTCGCGCCTGTTGTCCTGATCACAGTCACAGTGTACGTGCCAGATGTGTTCGTCACCGTAGTCGTAAGACCGAATGACAGGCGCCCATTGTCCGCATACGTCGCTGTACCGGCATATGTCGCCACAAGTGTTCCGCCAGCGTCGTACACCTTCGCGCTGACTGTCGCACCGGTGATGTCGATTCCTGTTCCATTCGCGTCCGTTACCTGGACATCGATGGACGTTGCTGTGCCGACATTGACATCGAGCGGCTGATCTGCTCCGAGACCATCAGCCAGGAGTTGATATGGTCCGATGTGTACGCTCGTTGCAGCTGACACTGGCGTCAACAAATCTGCGGAGATGTAGTCCGTTCCATTGTGAAGGAGCGCACCTTCAAGCTCATCAGCAGCCGCTGTGCTTGTTGAGATGCGGACGACATCCGAGTCAATATATCCAGTGCCGTCATGATTCAATGCGCCCTTGAGTGCTGTCGCTGCTGCTATATCGTTCGCGATCGCATGAACATCGGCATCGACTCGATTGACGTTACCTGCCGAACTGAGTGTGACGAGGCCCTGTTTGTTCTGCTGATCTGCACGAAGCACGTTCAAACCGAATGAACCATTCGACGTGTACGAAGCAGTGGCGGCATCCCAGACAGCCGAGGCAGTCTGTGCAGATGTCAAGCCACCACTGCTCAGCTTGACCGTCATCACCGCACCGTTAGTACCAGATGCACTACGCACCACTACAGTGACATCGTCAGCACCAGCAGCCAGTGCAGCATCTGGAAGGTCTAAGCGATAGACGCCCGGCATACCGGTTGCGTCTACCTCCGCAAAACCACCAGATGTCCACGCCTGAGCGATTGTACGGGCTACCAGCGGGATGCTTACAGATGCTGTGCGTGTTCTGTTGTAGCGAGCTGAGAGACCAGATGTTGAGGCTGTGAGACCTGTTGCACCAAGGTACAGTTCGATACTTTGGGAGGTTGAGCCGGGAGCGATTGTGATAGTAGAGGCGTTGCGCTCGGTAGGTACATAAACACCTGTGCTTGTGTTGCTGAAATATTCAATAGGCCCTATTGTAGGTGTCGATGGAGATAACCACGTTACACCAAAAAAGTCGGCAGTATCTGCGTTTGTGTTAATGCCAGCATTCTGAGATGCCGATAAAAAATGGTTACTCCAAAATGGAAGATTTCCCCAGCCAGATACACGAGACAGTGAATAGTCAGGACTTACAAATGCTCGTGATAATGATCCTGTACCACCGGTCACATTTGTCAACGATGTTGTACAGTTGAAAATATTGTAAGACTCAACAAAATCGCCAGTGTTGTTGGATACAATTCCACTGACAGTATCAAAAATACAGTTTTGTACAACCACAGGGAAAGATGGACTTATTCTAAAATTGCTAATTGGACGAATGCCGGTATTTCCTATGAATCGGCAGTTGATTACATTAACTCCTCCAAATACAGGACTAGTTCCAGCCGAATCTATAGTCAAACATTGCAATGTATTTGAACCACTACTTGCATTTATAAAAATACTATTACGAATAATCGTTTGTGAGTTGTAAGCCGTACCGGTGTTTGCTTGTTGCCGGACAAAAGCACCACCTATAAATACACAATCATCAATTGTTGGGCCACGGAAACCGTTTGCAACCGCAAAGAAAAATGAATAGTTATCGCCAGATTGAGATACTGAATAGAATCCACATCGTCTGTAAATTTGATAAGTTCCAACACCTGATATTACTAACCCAATCGTAGAGCCTCCACTAGGTTGATATCCGTTAATAAATACATCTTGAACGGTTATGTAACTTTTTGATATCTCTAACGTTACACCACTTGCACTGGTAGAACTTGTCCAGTTTGTTATGATGACAGGCCCTGCAGTGACACCGCTAAATTGTGAAGCAGTGGGGTTACCTGCAATGGTAATGCGCTGTCCTTCGTTTGCTGGATTTGTAAAACCAGCTGTAAAAGACCCACGATAAACCCCTGGAGCAATATACAAAGTATCACCGACTCCAATACCAGCAGCACCTATTGCTTTGGTTATAGTCTGCCACGCTTGATTAGTCGCAGGGCCTGTACCAGCGTTGCTGTCGCTCCCGTCAGTCCTAACGTAATAAGTAGCCATTATTCAGCCGTCCCTTGAACAATCTGCTGTGCCATAATCGTTGCGAACTGCTGCACAATCCCATACTGGAATTGCTCATCCTGAGTGACCCACCAGATATTAACGCTCGTTCCATCCTGCCCAAACGTGCCAAGGATATTCCCGTTGTCGTCCTCAATATCACCAAAGACACGCCAGTCAGTAGAAGGCGCAGGTTCTTTTTCAATCCTAAAGTTTTGCAGGTTCATTTGCCCACCTTCAAGCTGTTCGCCTGTACACCCTTGAAAGGCATCGTCAAGAATCCCAGCGCAGCACTCATCGCAGCAGAGATACCAGCCGCAACAGCCTTGCTTCCGTACAGTGCCATCACTGCGCCAAGCTCGGAGATGTCGTGTGCTTCAGCTGTGCGAACGCCATCGCCGAAGACTGTCGAGAAGGTCGCCACGAATGCAACCAGGACAACGACCAGCAATCGCGGAATGGATATTGAATTCATCTTTGCAAACTCCCCTCGATCATCGCGACGCGACTCTCGAGCTTACCAAGGCGCTCTTCGATGCGTCGCACTTCCTGTGCCTGTCCTGACAGTGTTGATGACACATTCTCGAGCTTGACATTCAGCACATTGATGCTCACCTGTAGTTTTGTATAGGTTCCGATGACGGCTCCTAATACCAGGACAAGTTGTCCGATCAGCGCTACAACGACCTCTAATGTCATACCATCACTCCACTGTACATCTTCACTCTAATATGGTGGCACAGTCGGACATCTCGCATCACGCAGT